GGCATCAAGTGCGGCTGGAAAAAAAGCTACTCCTAAAATTACAGATCAAGGTTTATTAGAAATGGAAAATATACAAAAAAACTTGGCAACTAAAGATCGTAAGCTAAACGCAACCGGCGGACGTGTTCCGTTAGCCGAGGGTAGTAAACAGCGTGCCCACTCTCCGAGCCACTGGAATAGTATTATAGAGGCTTGGAACGCCTACGAGGGTCCCATGGGTTTTCCAGAGTTTTATCATCATCATATTAATAAAGCAGAAGGCGGCCGTGTTCCGTTAGTCGAAGGTGGTACACCATCAGCCGAACAGCTAGAACAATATTACAGAAAATTAGAAGAAGAAAAAAAGAGAAGAAGACTTCAAAAAGAACTTCATGATCAGAGATTCGGTGGACCTGGACCTGTTTTAGAAGCAGCACAAGGTGGCGTAGCTGGAATGTTAGGTGAATAATGCACATTAAAGATAATGCAACCGCTCAAGGTTGGTTTAGAAAACACGCTGCAGCCCCCAGTTCGGTAGGTTCATGGAAAGCGTTTGTTGCAAGAAACAAGACGGTACAGGAACCACGGAACATGGCTGACGGTGGACGGATTGGGTTTTATCAAGGCAAATCCGTTGTTAAATCTCATGGAGCAAAAATAAAAGAACTTACAGAAGCAGGGTACTCTGCAGAAGTTATTTCAAAAAGGTTAGGTTTAAAACGTAGTTCAGTTAACAACGCTATGTATGCCATGGATGAAGGTTTAGCTGGTGAAGAGTTTAAACTAAGTAAACCTCGTAAAGACATAACTAAATTAAGAGTAAATAAAACAGGGAAAAATTTAAAAGATCCTAAATATATTGAAATATTAACAGAAAGAATAAACAACCCAAAATACAAAAACTATAATATGAAACAATTAGTTGGAGAGGGCGTTATAACCGCGAGAGAATATAAAGCACTTTCGAATTTGGGTATAGAAGCTCAACATAAAGGTAGACATTCTTCTGATGCAAAGAAAAAAGCCAGAACCGCTGAACAAAAAAAATGGTTTGACAAATATAGTAAGCCGAAAGTAGAGTATAAAACTAGAGGGACGAAAGATATACATAGGCATCATGCGGGGGGTTTAAGAGAAAAAGTTTCTACAGAAAATACAATGTTTTTAGAAGCTCAAGATAATTATAAAAACATTAGAAAGTTTGAAGATGCAATAGATGATATTCAAAATAAACAATATAAAAATAATTTAAATAGAAGTCTCTCTGCATCAAAAAAGAAACAAGTTTTTGAAGCTTTAGCAAAAGAAGAAGCAGCTTTACGAGCGGCTAATCCTAAGTTTTCTCCATATAAAAGTTCTTTAATATTTAAAGAAAGTGCTTTGGGTAAAGGAACTTTTAAGTTTAAAGAAGTTATGGAAAAACCCGAGTTAACTGTTTCAGAAGGAAAAACAGGTCAAAAATTGGCATTTAAAAAAGCGACACAAAAAGAAACTCAGGCAATCGTAGATTTAACTAAAAAGGGTTTAATAAAACTTGGATGTGGAATGTATGCCGGTGGCAGAGTTGGTTTTGCTGTGGGATCTGGCAAATGTATCACTAAAGCAATAGCAAAATTAAAATCTGGAAATCTATCTGCAACTGAAAAGAAAATAGTGGATGCAATGGGAGACGGTCTTAAAAAAGGTGGAATGCCTAAAAAATTCTGGACGACTGCTCTTAAAGGTGAAGGTTATTTTGCATTAGCAGATTTTGCAAACAACTTAACTAAAGGTCAAAGCTTAGATAAATCTTTTAGTAATGCAATTAAAACAGCTACGTTTGGTTTAGCTGACTTTAAAGGTAATGAAAGAGATTTAATGAAGTATGCAAAAGAAAGAGGTTTGGATACTAAAGATATGAAAGAATGGATGGATTATGCACAAACTTATGGCAAGTATGAGAAAGGTCATAAGGATCTTAAATGGGCTGAAAGGGAAAAAGAAGCAGGACTGGAAGGGTTTACTCCTTCACATATATTAAACCCAGAATGGGGTCAAACACAAGTTGATAAAATTGAACAAGCAAAATCAGCAATAGAAGAAGCTGAAGGGCAACTAGAAGAAAAAGGAAAATCTGAAACTATTCAAAGTGGTAAAGGTTATAGAGACATGAATGAAATGATTGAAGGTGTAGTTGCAAAAGAATGGAATAAATATGCTGGTACTCCATTAGATAGAGGTTTTAGAAAAATGGTTGGTATGAAAGGTGATGAAGGTTTGTTGTGGGGAATACTTGGAGGCTTAAGTAGAGAGGGTCTTGAAAAACTAGGGTTAGGTGAACATAAGGCATTAAAAGGATTTAAACCACAAACTGTTTTAAATTATCATCCTGTATATGGTTATAAAGAAGGTATTAAATCTCTTATCAGACAAGGAGATAGTCCAATGGAAGATATGTTATATCTTATGGAAAAATATTATCCTGATGATAGTTTACTTCAAGAAGCATTAAGAACAAAACCTGAGGATTTACAAGAAGTAGAAAAATGGGTGGATACAGGTTTTGGAAGAAAAAAAAGAAAAGTTAAAGTAGATATGGGAACTTATGATGATTAAGAACCCAACATTAGTTAAAAATATGAAGAACGTTAAATGGAAGGAAATACCTCCATTAAGAGGGCCTAATCCACAGGGGTTGATTAAAGATAAAAAACAAGATAAACCAATACAGGAGAAAAAATATGGCAGATATTGATAAAGGTCTCCCTAATGTTAAACGACCTGAAGACGAAATTGTTGAAGAAAATTTCGAGGAAGTTGATATTGCGGAAGAATTAGGAAAAGGACCCGTTGAAGTTACTGATGAAGAAGATGGTGGAGCAACCATCGATTTTGATCCTAGTCAAGTAGATATACCAGAAGGTGGAGATCATTTTGCAAATTTAAATGATTTACTTCCTGAAGACATCACAGATAAAATTGGTAGTCAATTACAAAACGATTACAGAGAATATAAATTTTCCCGTGGAGACTGGGAAAGAGCTTACATTGTTGGTTTAGATTTGTTAGGATTTAAATATGATAATAGAACTCAACCATTTCAAGGAGCGTCTGGTGCAACTCACCCAGTGCTTGCGGAAGCAGTTACGCAGTTTCAAGCGTTGGCATATAAAGAATTATTACCGGCTGATGGCCCTGTAAGAACCATGGTCATGGGTGCGTCCAACCCGATGAAAGAACAACAGTCTCAAAGAGTTAAAAATTACATGAACTATCAATTGATGGATCAAATGAAAGAATATGAACCTGAGTTTGATCAAATGTTATTTTATTTACCTTTATCAGGTTCTACATTTAAAAAAGTTTATTATGACGATTTATTAGGACGAGCTGTTTCAAAGTTCGTTCCAGCAGACGACCTCGTTGTTCCGTATACGGCTACCTCATTAGACGATGCGGAAGCGGTGGTCCATGTATTAAAAATTTCCGAAAATGACTTGCGTAAGCAACAGGTCGCAGGATTCTATTCAGATATTGAACTCACTAAACCTCAAGGTACCATTACAAATGAACTTGAAGAAAAAGAGAGAGAAGTAGAAGGAATAACAAAATCCCAAAGAGTCGAACCTATGTACACGGTTCTAGAATGCCACGTTAATCTAGATCTAGAAGGATTCGAAGATGTTGGTTCTGACGGAGAACCGACCGGAATAAAATTACCTTACATCGTAACAATCGAGGAAGGTAGTAGGAAAGTTTTGTCTATTAGACGAAACTTTGCGCCCAATGATCCAAAGAAAATTAAGATCCAATATTTTGTCCATTTCAAATTTCTGCCTGGACTAGGATTTTATGGCCTTGGACTCATTCACATGATTGGCGGTTTGAGCAGAACTGCAACGGCTGCTCTCCGCCAATTATTAGACGCAGGTACGTTATCAAACCTGCCAGCTGGATTTAAACAAAGAGGTGTCAGAGTAAAAGATGACGCCGCTAATATACAACCTGGAGAATTTAAAGATGTTGACACTCCGGGTGGTAATCTAAAAGATGCTTTCGTATTTTTACCTTACAAAGAACCGTCACAGACTTTATTGCAGTTGATGGGAATTGTAGTTCAAGCAGGACAGAGATTCGCGTCCATTGCTGACATGCAGGTTGGGGACGGGAATCAACAGGCCGCTGTTGGTACAACCGTAGCTCTTTTAGAACGTGGTTCAAGAGTGATGTCAGCAATCCATAAAAGACTATACGTTTCACTTAAACAAGAATTTAAATTACTGGCAAAACTATTTGCTACTTATTTGCCACCTGAATATCCATATGATGTGATAGGTGCAGCAAGAAATGTTAAACAAACAGATTTTGATGACAAGGTAGATATTTTACCTGTAGCTGATCCAAATATATTTTCAATGTCTCAAAGAATAGGCATGGCTCAAACACAATTACAATTAGCACAATCAAATCCACAAATGCACAATATGTATATGGCCTATAGAAATATGTACTCAGCTATTGGAGTTAAAGATATTGATAGAATTTTACCTCCTCCTCCACCGAATCAACCTAAAGATCCAGCGATCGAGCATATTGATGCGTTAGCCATGAAACCTTTTCAAGCGTTTCCTGGACAAGATCATAGAGCTCACGTTACAGCTCACATGTATTTTATGGCAACTAACTTTGTTAGAAATAACCCAAGTGTTACAGCTGCTTTAGAGAAAAATATATTAGAGCATATTTCTTTAATGGCTCAAGAACAAATCCAATTAGAATTCCAAAGAGAAATGCAAATGTTACCACAGATGCAAAAAGCCGCTACTCAGAATCCACAGATACAACAACAGCTTCAACAAATCTCTCAAAAGATAGAAGCTAGAAAAGCAATTTTGATTGCAGAAATGACCGAAGAGTTTATGAAGGAAGAAAAAGCTATTACTTCTCAATTCGATCATGACCCATTACTTAAATTAAAACAAAGAGAAGTTGATCTTAAAGCTATGGAAGAAGAACGTAAAGTAAAAGAAGATGAGGCAAGAATTAATCTTGATAAAAGTAAATTTTTACAAGGTCATAAAATTGCTGAAGAAAAATTAGAACAAAACGAAGAATTAGCTCATTTAAGAGCAGATACAGCAATTGAGAAATCATTGATATCTGCGGATGTTAAGTTGACTTCAGATAGAATGAAGGCTAAAGATGTTAAGACCTTGAAAGGTCCTAAATCATAGTATATACAAACGTAGGAGAAAAATATGGCAAAAGAAAAACAAGCACCGTTAGGAAAATCTGTAAAGATTGGAATTCCTTCTCAGAATCTAATAAGAGATCCGAGAGCAAAATCTAGTATTAGAGGATCTGGTCAAAGGATTCCTACTGGTGATAAGGTTACTGTAAAAGGTACTGGGGCAGCTAGAAAACAAACAGCAACTTGGTACTAGTATGGCGTTTCCAATTTTTGGTGCGCTTAAGCTTGCTTTAAACGCTGGAACGCACATTTATAAAAAGCGTCAAGAGACAAAAATGGCTATGGCGGATGCTCAACACATGCATGCGCGAAAGATGGCCAGCGGCGAGGAACAATACCAGGGCAAACTTTTAGAAGCTCGGCAAAACGACTACAAGGACGAGGTAGTTTTGGCGATTCTCACACTGCCCATAATAATTTTGGCATGGGGGGTCTGGTCGGACGATCCGGCGGCTATGGAGAAGATAAAAGTGTTCTTTGATCATTTTCAGGCGCTTCCCTCATGGTTTACAAATTTATGGATACTTGTATGTGCGTCAATTTTTGGTATAAAGGGTACACAAATATTTAGGGGTGGTAAGAAATAAGAAAGGAGATAAAATGAGTATAAACGGAAAAGTAAAATGGTTTAATTCGACTAAAGGTTATGGATTTATAGCACGTGATGACAAAGAAAAAGATGTTTTTGTACATTCGTCAGCTGCTAGAACTGCAAACTTAGAGTTACGTGAAGGCGATACATTAACATTTGACGTAGAGACCAGTGAAAAAGGTCCTTCTGCAGTTAATTTACAGTCGGCATAAATGGTTAAAAATAATGTAGACATACATTATTAAAACAAATATAAACAATTAAGGAGAAAATTATGAGAAATGATTTCGGATCAAGACCCTACAAACCTAGATTCCCATACAAAGCTGGTAAAACTGCTAAGAAGCAGGGCTACAAAGCTAGAGAAGATGAATCTTTAGGTATGAGAACTGGAAAAGAATCTACTAAGACACAATCTATGAAAGATCGTAGAGATGAGTCTTATGGAAAATGGGGCGATAGACCAAACCAAAAAATTAATAAGTAGGACCAATGAGTATCTTTGGAATAGCTAAAAGAGGTTTTGGAATGCTGCGCAAAAGCAGCAAAGTTTCACCAACTATTAAATCTGTTAAACCTACAAAAAATTTAACAAGCAGAAGAAAAACTACTGATGAAATGATTGAAGCTGTTGATAAGAAGTATAAAGACGTTGGCGTAAAGATAACAGATGAAGGTAAAAAAATTAAGAAAGAAGCTGTCATAAAAGGTTCTAAAATTCATGATAAATATGAGGCTAAAAAATAATGAGCAATTGGACTAGAGCAAACCCGTTAGCAGCAGTACCAGGATATAGTGTCCCTCAAGGACATTTTGCGAATGGTTATACTAATGGTGGAGATAGAGTTGGATTTAAAAAAGGTGGAAAAGTTGAAGATAAGAACTGGATTCAAAAAGCAGTAAACCCTAAACATAAAGGTTTCTGTACACCCATGACAAAAAAGACTTGCACTCCGAAGAGAAAAGCGTTAGCAAAGACATTTAAGAAAATGGCTAAGAAAAGGAAATCATAATGCCAATAAGAATATTACCAGCAAACAAAAAACAACACCCTTTAGATGAGGAACAACGTAAGCTTGCAAGTAAAAGAATTAAAAAGGGTAAAGAAATTAAAGTAAGTAATACACAGAAAGACTTGGAAAAACCAAAAACACCTAAGGGGTGGAATAAGCCGGCAAGAAGATCAATAACAGGTGATGAATTAAGGGAGTTCAAAAGATCAACTAATAAATTAGGTGACCCACACCAAAAAAGTGCAGGCCAAGATCAAGAACCTCGTAGAAAAAGACTCCAGCGGGAACATCAGTTGCGTACTACAAAAGCAACAGGTGGAAGAATAGGATTAAAAGAAGGTGGAGGTGGAACTTATGGTGGATGGCCTAAAGGAGGTCCTAGTAAACCACCAAAAATACCACAAGATATAAGAGATAAATTAAAAGATTTAGGTCGTAGGAAATTTGGTAAACCAAAATGGGGACCCGATGGCCCATCTGGCGGTGATAAAGTAAGTCCAGGTCGTCCAGGCGGTAAAGGAAAAAAATCTCCTGATAAAAGATGGAATAAGGGCGATAAATTTATGACTCCACTTCGTGCTAAAAAAGGCGTAGGTGGAATTGCAAAAATCATCGGTAGAAAAGCAGTGGACTGGATTAAAAAAAATAAAAAAACTATTAAAAAAGAAATCTATTCTCCAGAAGGTAAAAAGAAAACTCAAGATCTAACAAAAAAATTACAAGAAGGACTGAAGAAACCAGGACACGCTAAAGGTGGAAGAATAGGTCTTCAACATGGAAATAGACCAAGACCACAAGGCCCTCATACATGGGTAAGAAAAAAACCTAAAGGTGTTAAAATAGCAATCAAAGGTTGGTAATGAATCTATTAAAAAAATTGTGGAATTTCCTATTCGGGAAAAAAGAAGAACCCTTAATTTTAGAAACTCCTGCAGAAAAAGTACAAACAGTTAATCATTGCAACTCTCATTTGAGATTTAGGAAAAATTGCCCTGATTGCTTAAGAGTAGTAGCCCTTATATAATATGGAAGCCG